GATGGTGTTATGGGTGTGTCGCCTATCGCCGCCGCCCGTGGCGTGGTGGAACTTGCCCAAGCCGAGAACGAGCACGGCAGGAACACCTTCACCAATGGCGCCAAGCTCCTGGGTGTACTCAAGTTCCCCGGCAAGCTCAAGCCCGAACAGCGCACGGCCATTGCCACCAGTTGGAGCAGCCAACATGCAGGTGGAGGTAACGCAGGCCGCACTGCGATTCTTGAGGAGGGCGTGGACTTCCAAGCCCTGAGCATGACGCTGGAAGATGCCGAATGGATCGCCGCCCGTCAGTTCTCCGTGGAGGAAGTGGCCCGCCTGTTCCGCGTACCGCCTACGGTCATCGGTGATCTGAGGCACGGCAACTACTCCAACAGCGTGGAGATGGCACGCCAGTTCGTAACCCAGACACTGCGCCGCCACCTTGTCGCCTGGGAGCAAGCCATTGCAGCCAAGTGCCTGACAGACGCCGGACGCCGCACCTACTTTGCCGAGCATCAGGTGGAAGGTTTGCTCCGTGGCGACAGCGCGAACAGGGCCGCCTTCTACAGCTCCGGCATCAGCGACGGATGGATGCTCCGCAGCGAAGCCAGAAAACTGGAGAACCTGCCCGCCATCGAGGGTATCGACGACGCGCCACTGAGCCAAAAATCCGGCCCAGCGCCGCTGCCATACCCGAGCAAGCAATGAGCCGCCCGCCCGACTTCTTTAAGAACGCACGCCAGCCGGTGCCCGCCGCGTACCGTAAGGAATTGACGCTGGCAGACATAACGACGAAGCGATACACCACGGCGAAGAATGGGCGGCTGCTGCCCCTCAACTCCGAAGCGTGGTATCGACTGCGCCGCTCAGTGCTGGCAGAACAGCCGCTGTGCCCCGAGTGTGAAGCGCGTGGAGTGATCGAACCGGCGACACAAGTGCACCACGTTAACGATAACGCTATGGACAACAGCCGCTCCAACCTCGTGGGCTTATGCGCTCCGTGCCATAGCCGACACACCGCCCACGACATGGGCAAGCGCGTGAATCATGGATGCGACGCAAGCGGCTGGCCTGCCTCACCCTCAAGCCACTGGAATAAAGCGACTGTAGAGGCTGCTACGGGCCTTGCCGGGGATGCTGAAAGCGTCAATCAGAAATCACCAGCAACCGAGGACGCCGAACCGACCTGTTCCCCTTCTTTTAACGCTGACTGCTTAAAAAATAGGCAATCATGAAGCTGACCCCCAAGCGCCACCGCTCCGACAGCGCCAAGAGTGCAGCCAAAGCGCACCAGAACGCCGCCCAAGCGCCTATTGAGCCGCCAGGGTATGTCACCCTGCCCGAGCCGTGCAAACCCTTCTGGCAGGCCATCGTGACCAGCCGCCCGCGTGACACATGGACGGACGCCGACCTGGTGCAAGCCGCCAACCTCGCCCGGACGCTGCACGCTATCGAATCGGCTCCGGTGGGCAGTGACGACCATGCAAAGCTGACCCGCCTTGCCATGGCTCTTAGCCGCGCCGTTTACGTGCATGCCACTGCCACGGTGGGCCGCGCCGCCGACACGGTGCAGGAGGCCACGGCAGAACGTCACGCCCGCCAGGACGATGGGGACGACCTGATCCCGAGGCTGCGCATGGTAACGAGTTGATTTTGGGCGATGCTATGAAAATCGAAGCAGCCAAAAATAGCGAACACCTATCAGGCACGTTTATTGCGGGTTGCATAATACGTGCCATGCAGTTTTGATAGTTTTTGCCAATCATGACCCGCGCCGCCCGCATCATCGAATTTGTGGAACGCTATCTTCGCGTGCCCGAAGGGAAGGACGTGGGCCAGCCCATGGTGCTGGCTGATTTCCAAAAGCAGTTCATTGTTGACGTTTTCGACAACCCCCACGGCACCCGCCGCGCCATCCTCAGCCAAGGCAGAAAGGGGGGCAAGACCGCGCTGATAGCCGCCATCCTCGCCGCCTTCATCGTGGGGCCTGAAGCGCGTCAGAACGCCACCGCAGTTTCTGGCGCCTTGTCGCGTGAACAGGCATCGCTGGTGTTCCGGCTGTGCTGTCTCATGATCCAACAGTCCCCGAAGCTGGCCCCGCTGGTGCGCGTCATACCGAGCGGAAAACGCATCATCGGCCTGCCCATGAATGTGGAATATCGCGCCATGAGTGCCGAGGCCAAGACAGCGATGGGAGCGAGTCCCCTGCTGATTATTGGTGACGAATGGGGCCAGGTGCGTGGCCCGCAAGACGACTTTATCGACAGTCTGCTGACCTCCCAAGGGGCACACGAAAACCCGCTGCAAATCATCATCAGCACGCAAGCGGCATCGGACGCCGATTGGCTCAGTGTGCAGATTGACGACGCCTTGAAGTCTGGTGATCCGAAGATTGTCTGCCACCTATACGCCGCGCCCGAGGGCTGCGACCTCATGGACGAAAGCGCCTGGCGTGCGGCAAATCCGGCCCTGGGCCTGTTCCGCAGCCTGGACGACCTGCGCGAGCAAATGACGCAGGCGCAGCGCATGCCGAGCATGGAGAACAGCGCCCGCAATCTGCTGCTGAATTGTCGCGTCTCCACCTTTTCCCCGTTCATCAGCCCGGACGTGTGGAAGGCTTGCTCAGGCCCGGTGCTGCCTTTTGACGGCCCGGTGTTCGCTGGCCTGGACTTATCGGCCCGTACCGACCTCACGGCCCTGGTGATCGTTGGTCAGGTGGATGGCGTGTGGCATGTGCAGCCGCACTTTTGGACGCCATCGCAGGGCCTGGAGGAACGCGCCCGCCGCGACCGTGCCCCCTATGACGTGTGGGTGAAGCAAGGCGTTCTACGGACGACGCCAGGCGCCACGGTGGACTATGAGCACGTCGCCGCCGACATGCTGGAAATCTTCGCTGATCTGGAAGTGCAGGCCATCGCATACGACCGCTGGCGCATCGACCTCATGCGCAAAGAGCTAGACCGCCTGGGCGCAGACCTGCCGCTGGTGGAGTGGGGCCAGGGCTACAAGGACATGGCGCCCGCATTGGATGCCCTGGAGGCCGAATTGCTGAATGGACGCATCGCCCACGGTGGCAATCCGCTGCTGACCTGGTGCGCCGCCAATGCCGTGGTCACGCGTGATCCAAGTGGTGGGCGCAAGCTGGACAAGGCGAAGGCCACCGGACGCATTGACGGATTGCAGGCCCTGGCCATGGCCATGGGCGTGGCATCAAGGGCCGAGCAAGCGCAGTTCGTGGGGTTTGACGCCTTCACGTTCGTTTGATTCACCCTAGCCTGGGGGGCCGAAAGGTAAGCCAGGACGCGGATTAGTCGGGCAGTGCCGCGTTTCAGAAAACCCCGACAGCCAGCGGCATGACCTTTCTGCCATGCGCGGCTGGC